TATAAAACTGAAGCACTTCCTACATTACCTATTAGAGCTGGAATTTCTTTCGCTCGATTTGTTGGTCTTGCAGGCAGCAATGGATACAATACCGCAATTGTAACTATCTATCAAAAGAACACATCTTCTTCTACACCCCCCGCAGACCCTACAGGCACGTTTACATATACATTCTCTTCTGTTTCTCTAACAGGAGGAACATTAAACGGGTGGACAACCTCTTCTCCAAGCTTAGCTCAAGGCGAATATCTTTGGGTAAAACAGGCTACAGCGTATTCTCAATCCAACACGGATTCAATTGCTGCAACAGAATTCAGTTCAGCGGTTGTTTTAGGTGTTGCCGGGAAAGACGGTTTTAATGGGCTTAACAGTGTTCCAATTTTCTTATACATAAAAAGCACATCAGGAACGACGGCTCCCACATCCTTTACTGGTACAGCAACTTATACTTTCTCCACAAAAACTTTATCAGGTCTCACGTTGAATAGTTGGACGCAGACAGCACCAAGTTTATCTCAAGGAGAATATCTATGGGTCAGACAAGCAATTGCTTCCTCATCTACGAATACAGATACTATTTCAATTGATGAGTGGTCAGCTGCGGCTGTTGTAGGCATAGGTGGCTCAAACGGTGCAAATGGCGCAACTGGCGCAACTGGCGCAAGAGGTCCGGGATTGTGGAGATACGATACCGGAGCCTCAAATCTATCAGAAGTTGACACAACAGCCGAAGTGGACGTATACTGGTACGCAATGCAAAATCCAGACATCCCTCCTGTAAAGGATGATAGATTTATTATTGCTACAACACACTCTAGTGGTACAAAAGCATTCATTTATAGTGGAACAGGGTGGGTATCTCAGGCTGCATTTATTGACGGTAATCTTTTAGTAAATGGGACTGTCACTACTAATGCTATTTATGTAGGGCCATCAGAAGGTCTTAGTAATTTAACTAGTAATGCAGGAACAATCACTGCAGGTGTGTTAAGAAACAATAATAATACGTTTGTTATTGATTTGACAAATGGTACTATTAAAATCTCAGTATAAGAAAGATATAAACATGTATGAGCTATTTGTAGAAAATATTGGTCAACGATTTAATGTTGTTAACGGTGAATTTGTTAAACAAGACGATGGGCCTCTTATAGTATCATTGTCTCCTATTCAAAACAGTATTTATATAAATAAGTTCCAAGAAATGTGGGTGGTTCGATCAGATCAAATGATTGGAACCGCTTACAATTTCGGTAGAAATGACTGTGCAATTTTATGTGCAAGATATCTTGATAAGCATGTTGGCTCGAATATTGAAGAAAAATTGTTAGCATTAACCTTTAGAGAATGGGCTAATTACGCTAGAATAGGTGTAGAGAATATTATTAAAGATGTTGGGGGGTATGAGGTAGATATCTCTGAGTTACAACCTAATGATGTTGTATCTTACCTAATCCCTGATTCAGACGTGACTTCTCACCTAGCAGTTTATTTGGGTAATGAAAAAATTCTTCATCATGTTCCAAAGAAATACTCAAGCATTGATGATTTTGATGAAACACGAGTAACAAAGGTGTTTAGATATGGCAACTAGTACTTTTTATGCAAATGTGAATACTGGGGCTATTATGATATCTAACCCTGCGTCGGATAATACTTTAGCAATAATGCTGGCGTCTCCTAGCAATTATCTAGATCAAATTAGATTTCACTCTAATATGAACTTTTTAACAGTCAAAGGCTCTTTGTTTAAAGACTCTTCTTCTTTTGCAGGGTTTTCTAGGGATTCATATTCAGTAAGTAGCGGTGGCGATTGTTTTAATAGTGGAACTACCTATACAACACTAGGCCCAACAACTAAAGTTCAAAAGGTATCTTTTGGAACCTCGCCTGTTTCTAACCCGACCTTTTGTTTACTAGAGTATAACGGAACAGTTTATGCTGACTTTTATGATGGTCTCTCAACAGCAGATGTTACTCGTAGGGTTTTTGCTGCCTATAATTCATCATCAAATACGTTAGAATTAGTTGCAATTACAACAGCAGCAGGGGATAGCGCAACAACACAAACACTTACTAACGTTTATATTCATGCGGTGGCTTAAATGGTAAATAAGGTCTATATAGATAACACAAAAATTGAAACAAGAGACAACTCAAATAATATAAAGTTTAGTACAGACTACAAGTATTTGAAAACTAACAGTGCAAGTAATACCTTGGTGTCAGGGTTCGCAACATCAACGCTCCCACATGGCAATAGTACCGACGATGATATTAGTGTTGCTCTTAAGACTGTTGGTACTGCTAGTACAATATATTGCACCAACTATGGCACGATTAGTGCTCCAAATGCGTGGGAAATTCAATTTTGGTTTGATGGTAGTCTAGAGTTATACCAAAATTACCTCATCGTACAACCTTTAGGTCTCCCTTACGTCGTAGACAATTATGCGAATGCTGACTATTGCAAAGTTGATTATAAGTCACCCACAGGTTCTACTTGGACAGAAATAGGAAGTTATACTTTAAATGCACAGCGTCGGGTAATGCTAATTCAACAACAGGTTGTTGCAGAACAAACATTCGTTATCGCAGCTGTATCTTATACAAACATGACAAATCATTTAAATACACATGGTACAGGTTACTATAGAATACGTGCTGTGCCGGGCTGGTCTGGTTATCCGAATTGCTTGTGTGTGTTTCCAATTTACTCTCAAGTTAAAGCTGCAACAACTATCAATGCGGAGATAACTCCATGAGCTTATCGATTGACTCTACTAAGATCTATATACAAAATGTAGTTGGTACAACTAAGTTTGATAGTACAAATGGATTATTGTATCGTGTTGGGTATTTGTCAAATACCGTAACGTTATCAAATCATTCAGTAGTTGCCCATGGGATGAATTATGATCCTACAACTGATGTTGCTATAGGTCAATACACCGTAACCGCTTGTAGTGGTAATGTTGGTTCAAGCTTTGTCGGTAATAAGTTTCCTATAGCAGTACCTTTGCTGCTTCATGTAGAAAGCTACGCAGGTTTAAAAATTTATGGACAGTTAACCACTAGACCAACATACTTATCTTTTGCATTAGGAAGCCAATATCTTTTTATGAACAATAAGAGAATACATACTCAAACTGATAACAGCGCTAACTTTAATGAAGTGGGTGCAGCGCATGTTGATCCTGCAGTGTCCGTTTCTTTTACATATGAGTTATCAATTTATAGGAGAACATACTGATGGATATGTCAGATAAAACAATTAGAGTAACAGCTATTAGAGTTAATGATGTTAAACAGACTTCTGATTGTGATGTTTCAGTATTTCAAATACTTTCAGAAAACATCCAACGGAAAATTGGTGAGTTTAGTCTATCTTTAAATTTAAACTACCAAAATTCTAACGACCCTGATTTGCTAATAAAGCTAACAGAAATTTTAGAAGAAATCCCCGAATGACTTCAAAGTTCTTTTCTGAAAACGAAGAATTTTCTTTAACGAAACTAGGAGAGTACAAATGAATAACTTTGGTGAACGTTCCTTAAGAAAACTTGAAGGTGTTCATCCTGATTTGGTAAGGGTTGCTAAAACAGCTCTTGCCAAATCCTCTGTAGACTTCGGTATTACAGAAGGTGTTAGATCTTTAGAAAAACAGAAGATCTTATACAACACAGGCGCATCTAAAACAATGAAGTCAAGACATCTTACAGGTCATGCTGTAGATGTTATTGCTTATGTAAATGGCTATACCTACGAGCCTTTTTCTCTCTATGTAAATATTGCAGAGGCCTTTAGGCTTTCTGCTATCGAACATGATGTAGAAATTTTATGGGGTGCAGCTTGGTTAAAGGCACTTAACTATTATGACTCAGCCGAACTAGCTAAGTCTACTTACGTTAAGGCTCGTTGGGATCAAGGAAAACGCCCCTTTATTGATGGCCCCCATTTCCAACTTACTTGGAAGGATTACCCACAATGAAGACTTACAAGAGGGAGCTAGCAATTGCGCTATTTATACCACTATTTTTTACAGTCTGGAAAGGTGATGCTTCAATGGCTGAAGTTCTTGTTTGGCCTACGTTTAGCTTTGCCGCTCTTGCTTTTGGTCTCGACTGGCATGGTAAGCAGTTGCAGCAAACTCCCTCTGGGCCTTCTCAGCGGAGGAACCAACGTAGCAGCCAATACGCAAATAGGCAAGACGACGAACCAGAATATCGGGAATACCCAGAATACAGAGCAGAAGATAGTCCGCCCTCAAGCAAGGACCATTAATCAATCCTCTGATACTTCTGAGGTAAAAGCAGATACTGTCGATAGTATTACTGTAAATAATATTCCGCCTTGGTTTATTATATTCTTTATGCTTTGGTCTTTATTTTTATGGGAGTTGCCAAGGCCAAGTGATATCGGCAGAGGTATAGGTAATTTTTTCCAAAAATACCTGACCTTTAAGAATAAAAGTTAAATGGAGACAGGCTTAAACTCTCAAGTTTTCCTGAATGTCTCCCTAGTGAGGGGTGTAGATATTTTGTCTATGACACGGGGTTAGGCTAAAGCCAACCGCTACACCCCTCATTTTATTAGAAAATTATTACCTGACTTTTAAGAAGGAGGAGTCCCCGTGGCTAAAAGCAAAGATCCTCGTTTCGAACGAGCCGGAGTCTCTGGTTACAATCAACCAAAGAGGACTCCAAATCATCCTACTAAATCTCATATTGTTGTTGCTAAAGAGGGCGACACAATTAAAACAATTCGCTTTGGTGCTCAAGGTGTAAGTGGCTCTCCCAAGAAAGAGGGTGAATCAGAATCTTATAGAAAGCGTAGAGAGTCTTTTAAAGCAAGACACGCAAGTAATATTGCTAAAGGAAAACTTTCCGCTGCGTATTGGGCCAATAAAGTAAAATGGTAAAAGAGGACTTCACTCATGTCTCAAATTAAACAACCTATGAAGAATTATAAGAAGAGTGTTGCTGATCCTACTTCAAAGTATCATTCTCTTGTACCACTATGGAAAAAATCAAGAGCCATCTTGCAAGGGCAAGCTAACGCTAAAGCGCATGATGATGTTCTCTTAAGCAACAATACAAATCTTCTGATCCCTTTTTCTCCAAGTATGACTGGAGCACAATACGAGTTTTATAAGTCCGAAGCTGAACTTCCGGGTTTAACTTCTCAATATTGTAAAGTTCTTATTAGTGCGCTGTTGAGAAAAGAATCACAAATGCGGCTACCAAAAGATCTTCCTGACGAGGCTACCAACTGGATTAAGAATGAGTTTACCGCTGAAGGTAAATCCATTTTTAACTTTTTAGACAATGCTCTATGGGAAGAGCTTCAGACTTCTAATGCTTGGGTCTATGTTGATCGTCCTTCTGTTTCTGATGAAGAATACGACATGATGTCTACCGAGGAACGTGATACAATTAAACCCTATCCTGTTCTTATTCAAGCTGAAAATGTTATCAACATTCAAACAGCTATCCATCCTATTACTCGTAAGAAAACACTTACACGTTTCATCACTCGTTATCTTTCAGAAAACTTTAAACCAGATAATCCTTGGCATCCAGACTATGTTGATACTGTCGCCGATCATTATCTCGATGAGTCAGGATATCTTGTAATCGACATCTATCAGAACAAAGATCCAAACTCTGAAGTTAAAGTTCTTAATGGTGAAGCAAGACAAGAGTATCCAGTAGATGTTACAGAAGGTGGATTTGAAAAAGTTAACACTGTAGTCCCAATGTTCTTCGGTGAGAGACTCAATCGTATTCCTGCTTGGCCACTTAACGGTCAGTTTGATTATGTTGAACCCGTTCTTATGCCACTTATCGATAGAGAAGTAGCACTTTACAATAAGGTTTCTCGTCGCAATCACCTGCTGTATGGCGCTGCAACTTATACGCCAGTTGTGCAGTCTGACATGACAGATGAAGAATTTGATACCTTAGTAGGTGCAGGGCTTGGTACATGGCTTCGTGTTCGCAAGGATGAATCTATCACTGTTCTTGAAACACCTACAACTGCTCTTGCTGATATGGATAGAGCAATTACTGCTACTGTGGATGAAATGGCTAAGATGGGTATCCGCATGTTGTCTCCTGAGATGGCTGCTTCAGGTGTTGCGCTAGAAATTCGTAATGCTTCCCAAACCGCACAGCTTGGTACACTCAATGCTAAAATCTCTGGTACTATGCGTTCAATTCTTGCATTCATACTTAATTGGAAGTATAACACAAAGTATACAGCAGATGATATCGAGTTCCAACTATCAAGTGACTTCTCACCCATGGTCGGTGGTGAAGGCGCTATGCGGCTCGTTTCCGAGTGGTATCAGAGTGGAATTATTTCTCGTGATACATTTATCAATATTGCAAAGTACAATGATTTCCTTCCCGCTGATTACGATGATGAAGCGGCAGTAGAACAGATTCAAACAGATCCTCTTGTTAATACTGTTCCAGACAATCAGATTGACTTGCAGCAATAAAAGTTCAGGCTCTGCTCTATAGCATCCTACTTGTCCTGAGTACGACCTTAAACTGCTCTCTAACCTAACTACTCAAGGGAGTACTAGATGGATATTAATGACAAAATTTACAGTCGTATTGTCGAGCACATGCTTGATGTTCGTTTATACGAAGAGGGCGTTCAGTTACAAAACCGCCGTATTATGACTCGTCACAAGGAAAACTTGTTTAAATTATTAAATAAAGATATTCGTGCCGATGTTAAAAAAGAAGCAGTAAGGTTTGCTAGAGAATTAGACTCGCACCTTGTTAGCTCTATCAAAGAATTTTCTACTTCTCAACTTTCATTTCATGCCGATAATTTCTACAAAGATGTAAAAGGCTTTTATAAGGTTGAAAAACCTAAAACAAAGGAACTACTTGAAGAAATTATTGGCCCTACGATGAAGGGTGAGAGAACACTAACTAAGAATGTCGTTAATATCTCCTCTGGAGAGTTAGTTAGAATTCAGACTAAAGTTAAAGCTGGTCTTGCTAATGGCAAGCCACCTAAAGAGATTATTGCTGATGTAATGCGGACAACAAAGCTTACTGAGGCACAGGCATCTACTTTGACTAGAACAGCAATTACTAGTACACAGAGTGCGGCTTTAAATAGAGTTGTTCTTGCAAACAAGCCCCTGATTAAGGGTTATTTGTTTAGTGCTATTTTAGACAGTCGTACAAGTCCTATTTGTTCACATCACAACGGTAAAGTCTATGATGTTGATGATAAGCGGTTTGTTCCTCCTTTACATTGGAATTGCCGTAGTACGCTTATTCCTGTACTAAAATCAAAGACAGAACTAGCAGAAACAGATGCAAAAGAGATAAACAAAAAGGCGCTTGAAAAAGTAAAGCCAGAGTTACTAACAGGGGTTCCACCTAAGAGAGAATCCTTTGGTGAGTGGTTAAAAAGACAGACTTTTGATGTTCAGAAGAGTGTGCTTGGTGGTGAAGATAAGGCAAACATGTTTAGGGAAGGCAAGCTGAAATATGATCAGTTTATCACTCAAACAGGCAAAGCACTTTCTATTCAGGCATTAAGGTCTAAGGCTACACAATTAACTGCCGTGTTCAGACCTAGACAGAAGCTTAGAGAAAAAGATACTATTATTAAGGTTTCTAAACCAAGTGTGTTAATTAGAAGCCCCGAGCATAAAGATGCTCTTAGACAGATGATTCTTATGGACGCAGATGATTATAACAAAACGTTATCACTTTCTGATTATAAAGGCGTCACTCTTGCTGGTAAGCAGGACTCTAGGCGCAGAACAGGTAATGTTTTTGATGAAAGAAACTTTTCAGCAGATCCTCTTACAGGTGAAATTAAAAATAACTTGATCTATGACCCAGACTTTAATTTACTACAAGAACGTATTGACTTTATGAAGGCCTCTAAACTCATCTCTTCGGAAGAAAAAGAGTTTATTGAGAGTGTTATTAGCGGCCTTGATGACAAGATTTCTGTCAATCAACAAACAGTTATGGTTGAGAATTTAAGAGTTGTATTTGAGCGGTATGCTAAGGATAAAACTCCTTGGGAGGACTTTCCGGCTGTTGTTAGGGCTGAAAATAGATTCGCTGTTCAAAACGTGGCTAGATTACTTGATACAAGATCAAGAAAGAAATCTGAGCTTTTTCTAAGCTACATGAACCTTAAAGACGAAGTCCCTAAAGTAAATATCATGGGTAAATATTACTCGTTTGATGAGCTTCAAGAGAATCTGTTAAAAGATCAAAGATTTATTGATAACTGGAGAGCCAAGGATGGCGCCAAGCTAGCAAAGAAACTTTATTTCTCAGGAAGAACTCCGCTTAAAGTATACTTTCAAAGCTATGCTAACAAGTTTCCAACTCAAAAAAAGTTCGTTAAGAACACTATGATGAAGTACCCGAGAATCAGTAGGGCTATCGTTGATCAACAAATCAAAGAGGCTCGCTCGATTAGTGACTTTGAGAAGGTAAAAAAGCTTAATGAGTTCCGAAAGGAGCTTGACAAGGCTACTGGAAATAAGATTATAGATAAAGTATACAATTTTATCTTTGAAGAAAAACCACCAACAGAAGCATTTATTACAAAGCTACTCAGGCTTGCAAGAGAGCAAGAGCGAAGGATTCTTGATCTAGAGTTCTTTTATGCTAAGAGGGCACCAAGTTCTCTTATCATGGATAATAAGTCCTTAGATACGATTACAAATGCTATTAAATTAGTTGCTTCGGGGCAGTCTACAGACTACGATTCCCTGGCAATCAATATTGGTAAGCTGTTTAACGATAACTTTAAAGATCTATTCCCATTTACGTCTCATACCTTAAAAGACCATCACAAGATTGGGTCCGAGGTATTAGACTTTCTTAAACAAAAGGGTGTCATTAAAGTTCAATTTAGAGGTAAAGCTCGCAGAGGTGTAATTGATCTAGATACAGGTAGACCGTCTGGAGGTTGGGCAGAAACTATTTCAAGAGAAGTCATTGTTGTTGATAAACAAATTCTAAAGCTTCAAGAAGCAGAAAGAAGAGTTACAATTGCAAGACGTATTGGAACTGTAGAACCCAGAGATCAGCTTTATGTCAGGCCTAATGAAAAGGTATTCTTTGATGCTCGTGGTAATAAAACAGGTATTCCTATCATCTCAAGAGATAAGTTTCCTGACTATGATAAAGCTCAGATTGACCGTGATATCGCTAATATGTTAAATCATGTTAGTAGCGTAGAGTATGGTGTTGATAACGAATTCTTTGACTTTATGGATGACTTACTCA